TTTTTTGCGTTCAAAAAAATATATCAGACTTTTAAATGTCTGATTTCGTGTATGAGCTTTTCTCTGGTGTCGGGTTCTTGAATCAACTGTTCTCTCTTGAAACGGCAATTTATCTCGCAAATGCTTTCGAAAGGAAGCTTGTACTTATCATAAAATATCCTCTTTGTCATTGTGGAAGCTCAAGTTGGGATTATGGACGTTTTCTAGACTTCTTTGACAAAGACGCATTAAATAACCTTTTACCTCACGGATACAACGTGTTCTATGCAAACGAGGCTATTCAGTATGTAAATAAACACAAATCCTCATTAAAACTCATAGACTTTCCAAGTCGATTTTCAAATCTCGTGCTAGTCGATAAAAATCTAAATGTTCCATCAAATCAAAAGAAAATTCAGAACTTTTGTGCGAATCGTACACCTGTGATATTCGATGTGAATGATCATAAAGACTACGATAAGATTTACGTCAACAAAAGCAACGCATCTCGCTGCTTTTACAATTTCTTCACGAACTCCAGAAATTATGAACTCATGAACCATATCTGTTCTAATCTTATTCCCAATCAAGAAATTCGTGAAACGTTTGAACAACTTTACATTCCTCAAAGCTATACATCAATCCACTGTAGATTTGGCGACAAAAAACATTCAAAAGAGTTAATTGATGGAAGATGTGACATTTTAGAGGAACACTTCTTGAAGTTCCTTGAAAATAACCATACCAAAGATCGTTTTCTCATGATTATGTGTGATCGCAAAGATAGCAAAACTTTAGAAAAGTTAGAACATTTCGACTACGATTTAATCTATTCTGAAGACCTTGTTTCAAACTGCAAATCAAAAAGTCTAAAAAATGACTCGGTCTATAAATTTTTGCTCGAAAAACTCATTGCTGAGAATGCTGATAATTTCATTGGTCACTCCGGGTCCACTGTGAGTCATCACATTCAATATGGTCGCTACACCAACGGCAAAGATTATTGTAACTATACAAATCGTATACTGAAAAAAGAAACATCAAAGCATCCTCAAGTATTTTCGTGGAATATAAACAACAGCTATGGAGCAGGCTTGGCATGGCAAACCTTTTTCCCTGACAACATTTCGTTGAAGAACAACAAACCCAAGACAAACCTCATTACTCTTACAAACACCGGATATTTACATTTTACAGTGAATCTCTTAGAATCAATGCGTAAACTCAATATCGAGCATCTATTGAAGATATATTGCATTGGCGAAGAATGCTACAACTTTTTCGAAAAGTTTTACCCTAATAATTCGATCGCTCGCATAGATTCGACTAAAAGGAACGAGGCTTGGGTAGAATACAAATCGTGTCAAAACCCAGATGTGAAAGGCAAAAAGAAATGGGCCGACCTCACGTCACATAAATTCGCATGTATTGAGAGAGAGTTTACCGAGAACAACAACGTAATTTTTACCGATGGTGATATCGTCTTCGAGAAAAATCCTATTCCACATATGCTTAATCTCTCTGAAAACGATCCAGAGCTTGAATTCGCTTGTCAAAATGATTGTTCTTTTGGAGACAAACAAATGTTTTGCACCGGATTTTTCTTCATGCGTTGCAATGAAACTACTAAACAAATAGTGAATTTTAAAAATATTCGAAATGATATTGAAAGTTTCCAGAATGATCAGCAATATTTAAGGCGCAAAGCGAATCTCATGAAACATTCTTATCTTGACCTTAACCTTTTTCCAAACGGAAAGTATTACCGTGATATCAAGCCTGAAAGTCCTTTTATAATTCACTTTAATTACGATGTCGGTGAAATGAAAATTCGTCGTATGAAAATGTTTAAAAAATGGCTTATTGATATGGATCATCCCCGAGAACTTTTGAAGATTTCCGAAGATACAGTTCTCTCTAAAATCGACATGTATCTCAAAGAAAACGACATAGACCTAAAACAGGGAAGTATTGCGAAATGTCCGGAGCTTTTCAAATTCTTTAGCAATTACGTTAAAAAGTTCGAAACAAAGAAGGTGATCGAGATCGGTTTCCTCGCCGGTCATATTTCTGAATTCCTACTAAAAGAAGGATGTGATGTAACATCTTTTGATTTAGCGAAATTCAAGAGCATCAATTCTGGTAAAACATATATTGATACTCATTATGAGAGTCACACACTCATAAAAGGAGATTCTAAAGAAACACTCCCTATATTCATAGAGACATGTAAAGAACAGATAGACCTTATAATAATCGACGGTGGAATGGATGAAGAAACAATCAAACAAGATTTCATAAATGCACGAGAACTCTCAACAAATACTATAATATTTGTGAATAACGTAGTGAAAACACCGGAATTCGTTAAGTATTGGAATACCAATTTCAATAAAGTGTATGAAAAATTCATTGATGATGGTGAAATCATTGAATTAAAAGCGTTTGAAGAAGAATCCGTTGGTATTGGTGGAGTTTTTGCTAAATTTACAAACGACCTGTAGATTTTTTATATGTTCATATATATATATAGAGTAATGAAAACATCTAAAACGTTGAAAAGAAATCGTAAAGAGAGTTCAAAGACACGGAAAGGTGGAAGCTTAGTATCTGCTTTGAGAAAATACATCAAAGGATATAAGACTCATAAGTTTAACAACATCGATTTGAAAAAAGCGGTTCGTTCTTATATTAAGAATCGTCGTTCAATGGAGCGTAAATACGGCCGGATTGAAGACTGGGACGTTTCACAAGTGACTGATATGAGTAATCTATTCAGAAATGCGGTAAACTTTAATGAGCCAATTGGATCCTGGGATATGTCCAACGTCTTAGTGACTGACAACATGTTCTACGGCTGTAGAAAATTCAATCAGCCTCTCGAGAATTGGGATACATCAAATGTCGTATATATGATAGGAATGTTTAACGGGTGTGATAATTTCAATCAACCGATTGGAAAGTGGGATGTATCTTATGTTAAAAATATGAAGCATATGTTCGAAGGTTGTAGCGAATTTGATTTTGGTTTAGAAAAATGGACGACAAAAAATGTTAAAGATATGCAATTCATGTTCAAAGATTGCCTTAAATTCAATAAGTCAGTAAACTCTTGGAATACTTCTAAAGTTACTAGCATGGAAAGTATGTTTGAAAATGCTCAAAAGTTTAATCAAACTTTAGATAAAGTTGATACCAAATCCGTGACTAGCATGAAGAAAATGTTTAAAGATGCTAAGGATTTCAACAAATCTATTAATTCGTTTGATACTTCAAAGGTAGTGGATATGTCGTCTATGTTTGAAGGAGCTGAAAGTTTCAACCATGCCGTCGATGATCTCGATGTTCGCAACGTCAAATCTGTAGATAGCATGTTCAAAGATGCAAAGGATTTCAACAAATCTCTCAAGTCTTGGTACTTAGAATCCATTATCAACGAAGCGACAAAAAGACCATAGATTTGAAAAAACAATCTACCGGTTAAGATAGCCTACTGTTTTTTTCATAAATTTAACTTGATTAATCAACTAACAAACTTCTCAATGACCTTCTCTTATAGAATATTGTGCTACTCTTTCCATTTGTTTCCACAATTCAAACATGAAATAAAGGATGTTGCCGATTCATCAGCCGATCTTGTTTGCATTTCGTAGTATTCACAGTTTGATTCTCCGCATTTGTCGCACTTGAACATCGTGGTCGCAATGTTAACCTTATCTTCTTCAATAGGGATATTTGATTTATATTGAGAGTATTTCAAAGGGTCAAGTTCAAAATCCGTCATAAACGCATAGCGATGCGGTTCGTTGTCTTTGACGAGATTTTCTTTTATGTGTCCGTTCGGAATAATAAGCTTGGAACATATCTGTTTCAGTTTCTCCTTGTAAATGTCAACAAATACTTTGTTGGAGTAGCTAGGTTTCTCGTCAATCTCTTTGCATTTTAAAATAGAGAAATTGAAAATTCCTTTCTCAAGATCAGTATAACAATTATCATTTAGAATCTCAGATAAAATTTTTTTTGTCTGTTCACGAATTTCCGACATTTTTCGAATCGTATTTATCATGTGTCATTCATGTTTCACTAATCATTTTTCATTTTTTTTATGTGTGCTCAATACTATATGACTGACAAAGACGAGTTAAAAGATTTGACTGCGATTGATTATGTTCTTCTTGTACTTCTTATGATTGCTTTGATTGTATTGAGCGGCTTCATTACGAAAGTATTTTGGAATAATTTCCTCGCTGGTGCGGGTAAAGCTCCGGGTGTGTTTACTTTCATTAAGCCCCTCGATTCAATTCTACATGCGATCCTTGTGATGCTTGCAATTGACATTGTTTTTTCAGCGAGATGTTCGAGATGTATTGGGATGTAATGTGTCTAACGACGCATTATATCTCCATTTGCGTTATCTGAATAGCAAATTAATGGATTAGAATTCAATACTGGGATTTTCAAAGATAATAAATATTGTAGTATCATATGGTCAAGAGGAACGTTGAATTCCTCCTGTGATTCTATCATTTCAATAAGAATGTTACAGCATGATTGTGATATCACATATGCGTGAGTTGTTCTATCCGAATCTATCCCAGATAATATAGTTGGATGATGGATGGATATGTTATTTGTTATTGGATCTACATATTTCGGATAGACACATGTATTTCTACCTCCAAGATAGAGTATTTGAAAATCATGAGGGATATCCAGGAAAACGTCGTTGGAGATTTTCTTGAAGTTTGTGTGGAAATTCACATCGTCTTCGTATATAATTGCGAAAGCTAAATTCTTTTGAATTATCTCTTTCCAAATTTCATAGTGAGATAGCAAGCATCCTATTTCGCCATTCGATAAGCGAGTTCTCTTGTTCTTAAATAAAATATTGTAACGAATATTTTCATCAAGTTTGCTTCCATCGACCGCTGTTTTCAAATATAAGGCTGTTCTTGAGTCATCATGGTATTTCTGAAATCGTTCATAAAATTTATGAAGGCGATCCGACCGCTTTTGTAAGTTTATAACGTATGCGCATCTTTTCTCCGAAATATCTGGATAGTCTCGAATTTGAATATCCGTTTTGTAATGGTTTTGTTTGAATACCTGTTTCGTAGCGTACATTTTATATTTGCGTTGATTTTCGAAATACAGAAAAATGTGCCGATCGATAGCACCGAGATTCTTAAAGTTGTAATTGTATAGTTCCTTCGCTACTTTTCCTTTAACAATATAGGCTTCTGTTGTATTTTGTATATTGTCTATTTCTTGAATAGAATCACCAACATAATCGCTATCAAAGTTTAACCAGACTATACCGGCATCTGGTGGAAATTTCATACAATCCAAGAAAGCCTCAACATCAAAATCACTAACCAGGATTGCATCGTCTTCGAAAATCAAATACATCTGATCGTCATCTTCGATAAAATCATAGACTTTTAAATGTGATAGGCAACATCCGATTACTCCTTTTTTCCGAACTTTAGAATCATCTGAAACATTGCATTTGTTTATCCGCGTCATTAGATTTTGATCGTAATCTAAGAAACGTCCGTCTATCGCCTCAACATATTCGATTCCATCTTCTAATTTCGATTGAATATTTTTTTTGAATGCTAATAACTTGTCTATCCGTCTTGGGAGATTTATAACAAATTTCTTCATAGTTTTTGAAGGATATTTTTTTTAAGCGTTCAAACGCAAAGAACCTCAAATTCTTCTTCAAAATCTTCTATTATCATCATTGAACATGGAAGCGAATTTGGCCTCAACATTTTGATCATACAATTGTTCTTCGTAGATCTTTCTTGGAATATAACGATATTCGATTGTAGGTTCACATTTGAATGATAGTTCCGTGTAACCTATAGTAACAAGAACTATTCCGATCATAAGAAAAAGAAGTGAAATAGTTCTGAACATTATTTATTATTATAACGCTATATAAAAATCCATGATTTTTCATTCAAGTCAGTTATCTATTCACAAATTCACAACGAAGGCAACCTTTTCAATCCAAGTCTGAAGGGATATGACGCAATCAGGATTAATCCAATAATTCCATTATCATAGTCCCCACCGAAAAGTTCTGCAAATGTTATGAGAAAAGACAAAAAAAACGAGCCAGTCAAAGCGACTGATGTTGCGAAAACCATCGAACTTCCTTGCAGACTCTTTTGATTGGCCCAAATGATTATTTTTTCCCTTAATGGTGTGTTTCTACCTACGATTGCTCCTGTTGGATCACATATGAAAAAGGGCAAAAGCTTATAGTAATTTTCCTCATTACTAAGTAAACTATAAACGAATAGTATAACACACCAAAATCTAATTCCGATGTCATCTAGCAAAATATCAGTATCTCCTTTTTCAAATCCAAAGTAAATATTAGGAAACACTATATTTGACAAAAAAGTCACCGTTAATAATAGTAGAACAATACTTTGCTCAAGTTCTAGAAGCATACATCCAGTCAGAATGTGAAACATTTTACGACAGAAGACTTTCCATATTTCATCATAACTCTCATGGTTTATGATAAAGTTTACAACTATCATCCACACAAACGTTAGAATCGCCTTGTGAATATTAAAGTCATACATCAGTATTGGGTATAAGATGTGGAAATTGAGTATACCGTATACGAATTCACGATTTTCAATGAAATACATTCGACAATATGAAAAAGAGCACATGACTGACAGCAAACCACATGAAATTGGAGAATCATTGAAAAAATACATTGACGAAATCCAAAAGGCCCGCACTGCAAATTTCAATAGTCTTATTGTGTTATTTTCTCCAAACAAGACTGGAATTGTGCGCGCATTATTATCAATATCTTCGATGACATCGTTGATATCGAGTAGAACTTCTCGAATAACTACAAAAAATGAAGTTGGTAAAGACAGAGTTAACGCCGTTTCGTAGTCAGTTTTGTAATATACTAATGAGAAGATGGGAATGAAACTCATATATATGCTTGTAATCAGATTCTTGACCAAAGGTATTTTTTTGAAGATTGGAGTATAAAATGTAGATAGTATCAATGAAATTGAAGCACCACATGTCAAAATTGATGAATCATCAATCGAATCAAGATATCTAATCCCACATACCTGTGTAGAAAGGAAGAATATCATTGTATATTTTAGATATGTGTGTTTCAATCCAATTTTTTCCGGGTTGTGTTCAATATCCGCAAAGTAGTCAAAGAAGTTGTTTGTTAACATTCCCGAAATGAACCCATTTACTGTCAAAATACAGTATATTATGTCGACGAATGTGACATCATATAGATAACAGAACGGTGTATATAATGCGATAACATATGGTAATCCCGAAATTCTGGACGAAACGTAAAAGTCTTTGATGAAGGACATAATACTTGACGTCTTATGTAGTTTTATGTTTATATGAAAAAAATCTATGTACATATTAAATGGAATATTGGTTCGACCCTCGCCATACAGGAGCACTTAGAATAATTGATTATAACAAACGAATGATCTATGGAAGTGATCCTAACGAACCAATGTGGTCAGTCACTTTCGAAAAAGTAACAGATGACGCCATTAAAGTCGATTTTACAAATAAGAAAACGCATCATGGAAAGACAGTGATGATTGCAAAATACTCTAACCGAAGAAACGATCTCAATTGGCCCGATACGAATCGCTGGCTCAGATTAAGACAGGATCCTCGTATTCTTCTAAAGAAATTCATGTGAACTGCGTTTAATTCGTATCTTATTTTTCTTTATGAATGTAATTGAAAATGAACGACAATATATTATATATTGTCGGACTGCTGTCTATTGTTTCGTTGCTTTGTGTTCGAGCATTTTACATAAAGAAGATGAATGCATTGAAATCAAAAAATTCTGAATTGACTGAAGTTATTTCTGATTTTGAGAAAATTAAGTCTCAGTTATTGATTTTGAAGGAGAACCAAATGGCCTCCGTAAAGAATGATGTTGATACAGAATCAGATGTCATTGAGAGAGTAGAAAATGTAGAGAAAATGGAGGATGTAGCTGTAGTTTCTGATACAGAAGTTGATTTTGATGACATTTCAGATGTTAATGATGACGATACTCTAGACGCACGAATTGAAAAGTCACGACTGAATATGGTTCTTGAAGACTCCGTCGGAGATTCTGTTGAAGACCCTGTAGTTGAAGACCCTGTAGTTGAAGACCCTGTAGTCGAAGACCCTGTAGTCGAAGACCCTGTAGTCGAAGACCCTGTAGTCAAAGACCCTGTAGTCGAAGACCCTGTAGTCGAAAAGACAGTCAAGAAATCTGTCACAAAAAAGCCAGATTATTCCAATATGAAAGTAACTGATCTTAAAAAACTTGTGAAAGAAAAGGGTGTTAAAAATACGCAGAAAATGAATAAAGCAACATTGATTTCACATCTTTAAATTGACTTGTAAAATTTCCAGTCTAAATCATTGCAAACTTTCTTCCAAATTTGGTCGGCGGAGTGAAGTTTTTCTCGTGATTTCAATAGTGGAAAAAGTTCTTTGAAGTGATTCCATTCCAAGATCTCACAAAATTTGTGAAGAACATACGAGTAACTCAAGAAGTTCTTTCTTTCTTGTGGACAATTAGATATAAATGGTCTTTGTATTTCACGAAACATTCTCTTCAATACTTCTTCTTCTCGCCGTGTCATCAAAGGTTGATCATCGTTCTTTATGGTTGCTAAAATATAAGGTATATTTTCATAGTATCTATTGTACTTTAGGCGTTTCAATAAATCTCGTAGTGTACTATGATTGATTTCGTCAACTTTCTTTCGATCTTTTTGAATAGCTTTTAAGATATTTTCGATGACTTCTGATGGAATTTGAGATGTCTCTTTTCCTTGAAACTGAGACAACCACTCGTTAAAATGATTAGCTCTTTTGTAAGCATAATACGCAGTCTCCTTTGGAGGATCCTTATAGCTCGTTTGAGTTGCTTCATCGTTAGCCTTTTGAACATAACCACAGTCTTTACATTCACAAACACCTTCACAAGGGATCAATACCAAATTCGATGATTTGCACATGTAGCAGTTGTAATCCGTATTTATAGTTTGAATTTCATCTTCATCTGTTTTTTCATGATAAATTTTATTGTAACCTTCTCTTGATAATCTAGAAGTGTCTGATTTTTTAGTTTCATCTGAAAAGAAATCCATTATTTTACCATTTGCAACAGGTATTTCTGAATTTGAGTCCACGTTTTCAATCGAATCATAATATTCGAATAAGATTTCAGCGTTGTTTTTATAGTATTCTACCAAGTTATTTTTACTATCTTTTTGTAATCGATCTATCTGATCATTTATCTTCATTATTTCTACCGATTTAGAAAGATCATTCGATTCGATTAGACTCTTCTTTTTACTTTCAAGTTCAATAAGTTTTATCTTCGTGCTATTCTCAGAAGATTTGATATTCTTGATGTTTTCTGCGTGAATTTTATCAAGGGTCATTGATTTCATCGAACGTTTTGTTTTTATATGTTTAGAATAGATTTTAAATACCGAATTTGCTGTTTTTTTGATGCTACATGGAGTTCAATCGAATTACCGATCAAACTATCATTGTTATCAGGATAAGTAAACATGGGATATTTGTAAATATATGAATCAAACTGTGTATTGTATTCAACTGAGGCGTATATACCTGATCTGAAACAATCTGCTGTCGGGAGGAAGTTCCTCTTATTAAATACATTCAATGTCTCCAACGCACATTTTCTATTGATAATGTATGCTAGAGTTCCAGATACAGATAGATCTTTATAATTGAAATATTTAGATTTACCATTGAATTTGGGCTCTATGTTTTGCAAAATGTAAGCAATTTGTATAATACCCCAATTATTTGGAGCATCTTTGACTATTTCTTCTAATGGTTTGGTCCAAAAACATTCGAATTCGAAACTTAGATCATCTTCACAAATTACGCAATGATTCCCATCTTCATTCTTGAGGAATGTTTCGATAGCCTTGATATGGGATCGAGTGCAACATCTTTCGTAATCAACTTTACTTGGTTGTTCTTTTTCAGGTTTGATTGCATCTATTCGAGTGTATTTGATATTTCTTTCTTCAAATTGTTTTATCATATTCTGATTCCGAACTTTCTGTGAATCCACATTGATATAATAGAAGTGCATCTTACATCTCAGAAACATAAATATTTTGCAAAAAATCTTCAACGATAGAATTGAGCTCGTGACAATATTGTCTTGAATCTTCAGCTAGTCCTCGCATAGCTCCTTTCTTACGTCCTTTTTGAAT